GTGTTCGTTTTATTGAAGAAGCCCCCTGAACCAGCTGGTGCCAAATTCGTCACTTTCTTCTTTAAGACACTGTACTTGTTACTGTTAATTGGCTCGTCGTAGAGATACGACGGACGGTCGTTTGTCCAACCGACGTCAGTGTCACGTTCTTCTCCATGAATTGTATAGAAGTCATCCTGAAGATCAGTGTCACCCATCAACCCCGATCGATAGTTAAGGGGGATCACCCAATACTCGTATACCTTAACAGGTACATTCAAAAGATTATAGAAGTTTGTTGCGTGATGGAATCCAGTAATATGTGCTTCTTCACCACAACGGGCATTGTGTGTGTTCTTTTCGCTAAATGGAATTTTACATAGGTCGACAGCTCCCCATGTACGGGAGGCCCAATTGTCTGAAGGCTTATCTATCATGGTTCGATTTTTTGAAGTGGAAGATTCAAATTTACTTAGACCGGCTTTTAGTCGTGGGGCAACACGACGCTTAACTGTCGTTCGTGGGCGTCTCCTTTTGATCGTGAGACGGCTACTCCGTCTTAGTCGCAAGGTACGTGGCGTCCTACTCCGCTTCCGCGGACTCGGAGTAACAAACAACGTACGTTTAGCTACCATCTCTACGTCTATCCACAATTTATGAACATGTCAACTCCGACTTGCTCAAAAGCTCTAGGTATACTATTACCCTAGAGCTCCTCTTCTCACTCACTCACAAAATCAGCATCACGAAGTATGCGAACTGTGTACACTCAAAGCACCAACTGGTGTTTCACTATCAACAATCCCACCGACAATGACTATCTCCTCCTCAACGAGTACGGCGCAACGCAAGCCAAGTACCTTATCTTCTCCGATGAGGTTGGATCCAACGGAACTCCTCACATCCAAGGATACGTCGTGCTTCCCAAACGCCTTCGTACCTCTTCCGTCTCGAAGCTCTTCCCTCGCGCCCATCTCGAGGCCTCCAAAGGTACAGCGCAACAAGCCTCCGACTACTGCCGAGGTGGTGGCAGCACAGGCAAGCCCCCCTCTGCCAACGTGGTCGTGTATGGCACAATATCCAATGTACCTGGGAAGACCAATCTCTACGAATCGTTTCGCGACTGGGTATTGGAGCAGCCGACCAAGCCAAGCGCCGCTTTGGTCGCCTACAAGTACCCCTCCTTATTTCTCCGTAATGGAAGAACTCAAACATTCATTGACGCCATCTATCCCCAAGAAGTCGTCCCCTCCCCCGCCTATCGCGATTATCAACAGCGACTCGTTGACCGCTTATCCGAGCCTGCCTGCACCCGTAAGGTCATCTTTGTCGTGGACCCAGCTGGAAACAGCGGGAAATCCTGGTTCTCTAACGCTTACTACCGCTCAAATCCTCTCAGTACACAGATCCTTTCAGTTGGACGAATTGAAGATGTCACCTACGCCATCGACATCACCAAGTCAGTCTTCTTCTTTGACGTTCCCAGATCTCGAATGGAACACTTCCAGTATTCAGTCGTGGAACAGCTTAAAGACTCCAGAATCTTCGTTACTAAGTACGAATCACGAGTCAATTGGCTCCTCTATGTCCCTCATGTCGTTGTCATGTGCAACGAATACCCCGACATGCTCAAGCTAAGTAAAGACAGGTATGAAATCATTGTGTGGAACCACGAAGTAGTTAATTAAATAATTAAATATAGAAACCTATGTTTAATGATGGAGGTAATAAAGTCACCGGTGGCAAAGCGAGGCAGGCTTTAACAGGAGGAAGGGAATAATCTCTACCCCCAACAGCACAGCCCAATAGTTGAACTTCCCCCGAAGAACTCAAATCATTTAATAACTACAATCCACTACTAGTGTCACGAAAGTACGTGATCACGTGCATCTCTCGTCTGACGCACTCTTCTATAGGAGGGCTGTTAACACTCTCCATAACAGGAATAGCAAACGATATGTAAAAAACAGATGGTTGTTCTGGAAAGAATCCTTCGCCAGCATCACCAAATGTCGCAGTCAACCCGTCTCCTACTGTTCCTTCGTACTCTGCTGTACCGTAAGTGAACTTGCGGTTTAACTTAATGAAACGTTTCGAACTGACGTACGTGTTCGTTTTATTGAAGAAGCCCCCTGAACCAGCTGGTGCCAAATTCGTCACTTTCTTCTTTAAGACACTGTACTTGTTACTGTTAATTGGCTCGTCGTAGAGATACGACGGACGGTCGT